GGGGTCCTGAGTCTCAAGGGGATTTCGTCAGGTGGTGCCAACTTGGGGGACTCTGGACTTTTGTGGCACTACACGGATCTTTCGCTCTGATTGGATTTATGCTTCGCCAGTTTGAGATTGCTCGCCTGGTAGGTATTCGTCCTTACAATGCCATCGCATTTTCTGGTCCTATTGCTGTGTTCGTCAGCGTGTTCCTGATGTATCCTCTGGGACAATCCAGTTGGTTCTTTGCACCTTCATTTGGCGTGGCAGCAATCTTCAGGTTCCTTCTATTCCTTCAGGGCTTTCATAATTGGACGCTAAATCCGTTCCACATGATGGGCGTGGCAGGTATTCTTGGTGGAGCACTACTCTGTGCTATTCATGGTGCTACTGTAGAAAATACTCTATTTGAAGATAGTGATCAAGCAAACACTTTCAAGGCTTTTGAACCTACTCAAGAAGAAGAAACCTATTCAATGGTTACTGCTAACCGTTTCTGGTCGCAAATCTTTGGAATTGCTTTTAGTAATAAGCGTTGGCTTCACTTCTTTATGCTCTTTGTTCCCGTCATGGGTCTCTGGACTTCTTCTATTGGTATCATAGGTTTGGGTTTGAACTTAAGGGCTTATGATTTTGTGAGTCAAGAAATTCGTGCTGCTTACGATAGCGAATACGAAACTTTCTACACGAAAAACATCTTGTTAAATAATGGACTTCGTGAGTGGATGGCGACTATAGACCAACCACACGAAAATTTTGTTTTTCCAGAGGAAGTATTGCCTCGGGGCAACGCACTTTGATTTTAAAGACCTCATTATTGGGGTCTTTTTTATTTGTATAAGATCCAAAGTATGATATAATATAAATAATAATAGATATTCAAAGTTAGGATAATGGCGTTAAATAATAAATCAAAACCTTGTGGTATTTTAATTGGACAAAAGTTTGGAAAACTTATTGTTTTGAAGGAAGAAGTTATTTTTAAAAGTGGGAAAAATAGAATATTTGCTACTTGTGAATGCGACTGTGGCGGTAAAAAAATTTGTGATAGAACAAGTTTATTAAATGGGAGAACTATAAGTTGTGGATGCGTAAGAAAAGAAACTACTATTGCTTTTAATAAGACAAAAACAAAACCACCAGAAGAACGAAAAGAAAATGATCGCAGATACAATATGTTTCATAATGCTCAACACAGGGCAAAAAGAAAAGGAATTCCTTTTAGTATAACTATAGATGATATTATTATTCCAGAAACTTGTCCTTTACTTGGAATACCTCTTATATCCACCAACGATAAAAGAGATCCAAGAAACCCTAGTTTAGACCAAAAGGAACCTGGTAGAGGATATACTCCAGATAATATTTGGGTGATTTCTTCAAGGGCAAATTGGATTAAATCTGACGCATCCTTACAAGAACTAGAACTCCTAGTAGAAAACCTCAAATGTTACTCATCTTAGTTCTATTCCAACTCTTTGGAATTTTCATGTTTCTAATGTCTCTCACAGACCACTACCACTATAAAAACTGTCACAAGACTCATAGACATAAGAACCAATAATACGCTATAATACCCATATCATTTTATTAACTATGAAAAAAGCACTCATCGCACTTGCACTGATTCTTTCTCCACTTGCTGCAAACGCACAGCAGAAGACCTACAAGTACACTGAAATGTGTTGGTATCTTGGTCAACGCAACCATCCTTATATTGACCAAGCAACATGTACAATCACAGATGTTCGTAATAAAGAAGGATTTCTTGATAAGCGATATATCGAAGCGAAAGTAAAAAACTCTAATATCACTTATATTGTTAAGTCTTGGTTTGGATCACAAGGATTTATGACCTGGGATAGTGATCGGCAATCATCTTATAAGAATCAATATAAAGTTGCTTCTCCTACTGCTGGAGTGATTCGCCAAGCAAATCTTCCTCCAAATCATGGTATTACGGAAGTGACGAAAGACCTTTGGGTTCGTCAAATTTCTTGGGACTAAAAAATTAATTTACTACATAAAATAACTACTTCATAATCATGAAAAACCTATCACTATCTGAAGATCAAATTAAACTTCTTGCCGATGCAGTTTGGATGCGTCAAAGATGCTTTGTTGCTGGGGACAAGAGATTCAAAGAATATGGAGCAATGTTAGATACACTTCTTGAAGGTATTGATTATACGCCTCAAAGATCATAAGATGATCACTACCGAAACACCGTATAAGTTAGCAGAAATAATTAGAGATACTTGGCCACAACTTTACAGACCTCCCATAAACATATATAATAACCAAAAGACCACAAAAAATGAAAAAATACAATAGTGAAGATTACTTTTCGGTAATTGATAAAAAGACAGGAAGGAAAATTGTTGATTGTGGAGAAGAGGCTGATGCTCTTTCTATGGTCGCTTTTGATCCACAAAATAGAGTAATTACAAGAAATAAATTTATGATGGGACCAGTAGTTGATATTGAAATGCCGAAATCACTCCCAACTACAGAGATTGTCGCAATTCATGATGTGAATTCAGAAAAATTTGATGAATATTTTGGTAATTTACTCGAACCAAATAAAAATAAGTTACCAGAAGGTCAAGGAAAACCTGTAAAAGTGTGAATCACAGAAAAAGAAAGCAAGCAGAAAATCAAAGAAGAAAGGTGTACACCCCAGAAGGATACATTTCTGATCCACCAGATGCTGTTTGTCCACATTGCGGAAAAAAGCAGAAACCATGTTCGCATGTAAATAGTTTAAGTCGTGCATGGGCAAGAAATGCTTGTGCCAAAAAGAATTCTCCACGATCTCTAGAAAAATAAAGAATGGAACTTTACAATTCTTCAGAAGACTATCTTTATAATTTAGAAACATCGTCTCCACAAGAAGCAAGGAGATTATGGAAAAATTCAATCCGGGAAAAGTGGGAATATCAATGTGCTTATTGCGGAAGTAAGGACAATTTAACATTAGATCATGTGATTCCACAGGCAAAAGGAGGTACTGATCACATTACTAATGTAGTATGTGCATGTGAATCTTGCAATAGATCAAAAGCTCATATAGATTTTTATGAATGGTATCCAAAACAAGAATTTTATACGGAGGAAAGATTTAGCCAAATTGAAGAGTGGAGGACTCAAATGGTGAAACAAGAATTAAAAGTTTATAGACCACGAAAAAATATAACATGAAACAAGGATTTATCACTCAAGATCATTATGCTGTAATTCCATATGGGAAAAAGCAGCTAATGATCATTTTTAATAATCAGCAATTGGAAATCGTAAATACGGAACTACAAGCAAAAAAATTTATTGAAAATCACAGGACCGCTCCCGGAATTGGCACAGTGTTTGTCGCATCCGAATCTTCTCCTGCTAAAATGAAAAAGTCCAGGAAAAAATCATGAAGCAACTGATGAATGGGAAAAATTTAAAGAATGTGTCTCTTTTATGAGATACTATAGGGAACGTTGAATAAATATGTTTTAATTGGAGAATGTTATGCTCTCAACTCAAATTAGACTTAAACTGGAAAACATTGCAAGAAAAATTGAGAGAGGAGAAGAGGTTAGTTTAGAAGATATGATCTTTGCCGAAAAATGGTCAAAAGCAAATCGATCAGCTGCTGAGATCATTAGAAAGGCAAGAAGAATTGCAGTGCAAGGTAAAGGGAAAGAAGGAAGTCTAGATGAGTTCATGCAAATTATGGACTTAGGAAATCCCGATCCATCTATGCATTTGGATTCTTCCATGTCAGTAGATGATCTTTATAATTTCTTTAAAAATGATGATGATTCAATGCGAAGAGATTAAATAGAAATAGAATTAGGGAAAAAACATGGTTGTGTTATTATCGGCAACCATTATAAGTTGCTCTCAGGCACTCCAAGTTATTGACAGACTACAAAAAATAGTTGGACTTACTCCAATACAAAGAAGTGAAATCTTAATAGAAATTAAAAAAGTTATTCCAAGTTGTCCAGTTACAATCAAAACAAAAAAATGAACCAACAAAGCAAACAACTCGAAGCAATTGATCTTTTTATTGAAGACATTCAGACACCTCATAGTCAAATTCGAATGCGTGCAAAAAAGCTACAATGTGATCCGGAACTTACTGTTTGGCAAGATTTTGTTTTGGAGTATCTTCAAAATATTAGACATACATTAAATGGCAATTCGAAACTTTAACAAATGCAAATCTATTATTCGACTCTTTTATTTTTCTTTGGAATAGTTGTTTATATGATGGCGGTAGATAAAAATGTTTCTGATGCCATTAGTCTTATATTTAAATTATTTTTAACTAAAATTGAAAGATTGTATTGGATGATTCGTTTTCATCCACAAAATCCAGTTACAAATTTAATTATGAAATGGAAATATTATAGATTGGCACTGGAGCTTCACAGGGAGTTGACAAATCAACAGGTATCTGCTAATCTGGAATCTGACACCAAAGACAAATGAGCACAGACTCTAATTCACTTGACCTAAAATCTCTTCAAGCTCGAATCAACGAGATTAAAAAAGAAGGAGAGGAGATCACTGATTTTACTTATGATTTCATCCAATGTCTCATGCATCGTCATGATTTAAAAGAATGTATTCCACCTGATTTTGAACTGGAGGAAATTCCAGATTACATCTTTGATTCTTTAAGAAATGGAATCGTTCCAACAAAAGAACAATTAATTTTGATTTCTCCTGATGATCAAAATTTTATGTGTTTTGAATTGATTTGGGTTTGTGGTATGGGAGCAATTGCTTCTTATGGTGCAGACGAAGATGGAGACGAAGAACAAGGAATTCCTAGTACATTTGATGCGATTCTTGCAATGCGAGATGTAAGTCCAGCACACAATATCACATCTTATTTGATTGCTTCTCTTTCTCTTCTTATGTGTCAACTTCCTAGTGAAGAACTAATCGAAAATATTACAAATAATTTCGATGAAAGTCAGGAGCAACTTCAAAAGAATATAGACAATTTTGTTGAATTTGCTTCTGCTATTGTTACTCGTTATCGTGAGGATATGATGTATTATGGAACACCAAAAGAACTGGATTGATGACGGTGCCTTTTATGTTGAAAAGGCACGATGGGGAACTTGGAAAAGTTACGACAAAGATGGAAAAGAATTGATTACAAGCCTTACTGAAGATAATTGTGTTCGTGCAACTCGGTTTTATTTAAAAGGTTTACAAGAAGGATGGGAAGAACCATCTACTTATAACGGAAAAATTGAATATAAATTATGAGTGATACAGATCCTACTTCACCTTGGTATGAATTCATTTCTTATATTAGGTGTTGTGAGTCATTAGGAGTAGTTCCTAGTATGAATCGTTTTCTTTCTTATAATCGTTATTATCAATCTGTTTTAAATGAAAAACAAAAAACCAGTTAAGGTAAAGCCACAAAGTAAAAGGGAAAAACCAAAAGAAGAAATCGTTTTAGATACATTACCTTTTCATGAGACTTTTCCTTTGACACTTGTGCATAAAGATGGTAAGGAAGAAAAAACTTGTTTTTTTGTTTGCCAGGAACATTTAGACAAATATATTTCTAGATATATGTTAAATAAAAAAGATTATAAAATCTCAAAAACTGAACCGAAGAAAAAGGAAAATAATACTAATGTATAACAGTTTTGATGATTGGTTCTATGAAATTGAAAACTATTCAACTAGATCTGAGAGATTCTTTGGTGAAGCTCAGTGTCCAGATCCATTCAGAAAAAAACAAATTATGATTGAATGGCTAAAAACTGCTTGGGACTTGGGTAAACAATCAAACAAAAAATGAAAAAGCCAAAAACTATTTTTAGGTGGTGGGCAAAGTCTCTTGGAGAAAAGCCCTCAAAATGTGATAAAGAATCGGACATTATTGCAGTAATACGAACTGTAATTTTTTTGACTTACTTAATTACAAATTGTTTCATTGTTGCTGGAGTGATTCGTCATTGGAATGATATAGAGTATACTAGACCAGTTATTATTCAACCCCAATGAAATATCGAATAGTAGAAAAGGCAGATTTGAGTGGGGAAATTTGTTTTTTCCCTCAGTACAAAAAGATTTTTTTCTGGTTTAACTTTATGGAAATGGAAGTATTTCCAAAAGTAGTTAAATTTTATTCGTTAGAATCTGCGACCAAATTCATCAAAAAACAACTCAAAAATCCTGAGAAAAAAATTTATTATGTTGGAGATGATTGATCTTCTAGTAGAAAATCCTACTGAAGATAATAAAACTGGTTTCTTGTTTTCCCTCATGCAGTTAGAATATTCTACACTCGAAGAAGCAGAAACACATCCAAAAAAATCTAAAGAATATTTTCAAACCAAAACAAAAGCATTTTCAATTCGCTCAGAATATGCTAAAATTCTATTATGTAAATGGGTATCAAAGTATGGGTCAACTGAAGGTTGTCCACTAAAATACGAAGATACTCTCAACATTCCATTTCGTCAAATTAAAAAGCCATGAATTTTCTGAAAGATTATGGAAACATATATGCAAAAATTACAGATGAAGTTACCGGAGTAGAGTATTCTTTGATGGATACTATCGTTAATCTTATAAAAAGGATTGAAGCTTTAGAGAAAGAATCGGTAGAAACTTCTAATGTGATCTATGAACTTCAGAACAAAATTGAATTGCTACAAGAACCAAACACCACAATGATTAATTTTGAATTGGATACTTGATCATGAATAATTTATTTTTTGATAAATTTAGTGATTTATTAATGGATGTTCTTGGAACTAAATCATCTCCTGATGATATCCATGGACAAATCAAAAAAGCGGTTGAAGAGATTTATTATTATCATAAGCATCATTGTAGTCGTGCTTATGAGTTACTTTCTCTTCTGAACAATAATCACACAGATAGTAATTTTCAGTATATTTCAAATAATCTTCCTCCTACTACATCAAAAGATTGGAATGATTTTTGGCAAGAATATCATTACTCAGAAGAAAATAAAAAGACTTATGATGAAATGGTTGCTGATGGATACACTATGACTGCAGATGGATTTTGGATTAAGGAACACGATCAAGACACAAACAAATGGACTCTTCCAGTAGAGCTTGATGGGCTTACGGGAGACTGTTTTGTTAATCTTCCGGATGACCTTTTAGGCAAAGTTGGATGGAAAGAAAATGATCAATTGGAATGGATTGATCGTGGTGATGGTTCATTTGAACTTCGAAAAATTTAGTGCGGAAATCCGCACTTTACTTATTTTCATAATGTGATAAAATAGTAATGTAGTTAAGGAGAATTTTTGTGGCACTATCAAAAAATGTTAAAGAAAATCTAGAAGAAGCACAGAGTTATCTTCGTGCTGCTCTAGCAAATGCTGCACGATCAGAAAAGTCCACTATTAGTCATAGCATTTCCGAACTTTTAGTTGGAATTGATCGTATTGTAAAACTGGAAGAATTCTCTGATAAAATAGAAGAAATTGCAAATAAAATGAAAAAAGAAGGTGGTGGAGGATCCTCTTTCTTTGGGGGTCTATTTTGACTCCAAAAAATTTTGATGGAAAAATAGTAATGAATCCAGACAACAAACCATTTGAGGTCTGGTTTTTTCGTAGAGAAACGGAAAAATATACATTGAAAGAATTTTTAGATCACATTAAACCAGAAGATGTTGGTTGGGACAAACCAACTAATCAACTTTACTATAAAGATTGTGATGGCCAAGTGTTTAAATTGAAGTTTCAAAAATTGAAATCTTAAGATATAGTTAAGAACTTCATACATAATATGGCTGTGTGCTATAATGTAATGGACGACACAAAACAGGTTATGCTTTCACAAGAAGAATGGAACGAATTAAACGATCTCAAAAACGCCATCAATCAGCACCCAGCATCGGTTCATCCAGTTAAAATGGAAAGGTTCACCGAACTTTTTGTTAAAACTCTAGAAGGAAAGGGCGATCTAACAAATCGAGAGGAGCCAACAAACTATTAATAAATATTTTTTAAAAATATACGCAAACATGAAATTTACTGTCTACTCCAAAAATGGTTGTCCATATTGCGACAAGATTAAACAAGTGCTTAAACTTTCAAATTTAGATCATGTGGTTTATAATTTGGGAGAACATTTTTCTAGAGACGAATTTTATGCCGAATTTGGCACCGGATCTACGTTCCCTCAAGTTATCATGAATGATCATCATTTGGGTGGCTGTACGGATACTGTCAAATACTTACAGGAAAACGGAATTTTATAAATGGAAGAGTATTGTTTTGATGTAGAAAAAGCGATAGACTATGCTTTTTCCGAGCAAAAGTTTGTCATGAATTTTTATCAATACTTAAAAGGAAAAGAAGCAAAGCGTGCTGAGGCTAAACAGTTTTTAGAAAGTAGCACGGCGATTAATTTGAAATTCTTAGTAGAAGAATTGGATGAATATCTTGAGGGTGGTCAAGATGAAATTCATAAACAACTAAGAGAAGCATATGGTTATTTGTCTAAACCATTTGCCAGAAAAATTCGTAACTATCTTGACTCTATTTTGACTGATACTGAAAAATACTTATATGACAAAAGACCGGGAAGAAGGAAGAAGGTTACGAATAAATAGAGGTATGGAGCTGATGCTCCGAAATTACAAAATAAAAAAGGAGGAACCTAGTTTTTTTAGTTTTGTTTATGCGAAAATGGTTTCTCTTTTTAGAAAAGAATTTCATTTTCGTATAGAATTACATATAAAGAAAAGAAATTCTTAGGAGAAAGAACAATGGTCGCAATAGCTATAACACTAAGCATTCTTGTTACAGTTTTGTTCTTCCTTGTTGGTGGGCTTATAGTTTGGGTGGTAAGTCAACACATTTCAAATAATAAATTACCATACATGCACCCAGAGTTTTTTGATAGAAATGGAAATATAATTCCAGATGAAATACTTGCACTAAGATTTGAAGGAGATTTTAATGACTATTACGAAGACGAAGAAGACGGCGACGAAGACAACGACTGAAACTGTACATTTGCAACCAAATCCTTTTCAACATGAAATCCTTGAATTAGTTTCAAAACAAAGAACAAACCAAAAGAAAATAGAAATACTCCAAGAGTATCGTAATGATGCTCTTGTTTCCATTTTAATTTGGAATTTTGATGAAAGCGTAATTTCAGTTTTACCTGAAGGTCCTGTTCCTTATTCTAGTACACAAGACCAGACTTCTGGTAATGATACTTTATCTGGAAGCATTGAAAAACAATTAGGTAATCCAAGTAAATTGGATTCTCATATGGCAACTCAAAGAACATCTTTGAGAAAAGAGGTAGGTATTTTTTATAATTTTATCAAAGGTGGAAACGACTCTATATCAAAAATTCGTAGAGAAACTATGTTTATCAATCTACTTGAGGGATTACATCCACTAGAAGCTGAAATTTTAATTCTCACAAAAGATAAACAGTTGGCATCTAAATATAAAATAAGTCACCAAATTGTTATGGATGCATATCCTGATATTCAATGGGGTGGTAGGTCGTGAAAACTATTTTGAAAGAAAAGAAAATGGCAGAATGGACAAGAGAGGAGAGAGAAAAAATAAACTCTGTCTATGGATGTGAGTTAATTTACGAAAATGCTACCATAGATCAAGTAAAAGATACCTATGTTCCTAATGATGCATATCTGATTTACTACGAAGTAGAAAATAATGCATATGTAGATGTATGTAGAGGAAGAAAAAGAGTAGATATTTTTGATTTATATTATGATAAATTTGGTCCAGGAGCGATTAAAAAAATAGATTTTGGATATGGAAGAACTAACCCCAGGCTTTGGGGGAATAAAAATAAAGATAGTAAGAAAAAGAAATGAGCACAGGATTTGATAATAAAGCAAATGTAGTCATCTATAAAGATGAGGTACAAAATTTAATTAAAAAATATAAGAAAATAAAAAAGTACATGAAATCTCCCTTATATCAAATTAAAACAATGGATGGTACAGAGAGTTTAGTTTCAGATCTCATAAAAGAATATGAGGAAGATCCAGTAGACTGATGGGGAGGCATTATCTATTAAATCTTTACGGTTGTACTTTTGCACATCTGAACGATGTGCATTTTCTTATTGATTTGTTGGAAAATGCAGCTATAATAAGTGGGGCAACAGTATGTCAAACAATTTTTAAACAGTTTGAGCCACAAGGATCTACAGTTTTATGTTTACTTTCTGAAAGTCATATTTCCATCCACACATGGCCAGAAAGAGGAGATGCAGCCGTAGATATTTTCACTTGTGGAGATTGTAATCCAAAAATTGGTTGTGACATAATAGTAGAACAATTAAATCCAAAAAGATATAAATTAGAGTTTGTTAAGAGATGAATTGTTTGCAAATCTTAACATCATTCTGTATATACTCGATACAAAATGGTATCAATAAATACACTCTTGACATATATAAAAATTAGGAGTATACTACTTCTATCGTTGACTGGGATGTCCAGCGGAAGTATCCATCAAGGAGAAGCAACGCAAATTTACAAATAGTAAAGGAGCTAAGCTAATGTCTAAAGTTGTTTATAGAGGTATTGAGTATGATACCGAAGTGCGTCGCCAAGCACAACAGCAACAACAGCAACAACCTCAACAATATGATGAATCATATCGTGGCGTTAAGTTTGTGAAGGAGGTTAAGTGAAATGAATACTTATTTTGTTCGTTATCTTAAGAAAAAAGCAAAAAAAGAAAAACTTCTTTTTGTAGCACAGCTGAATATGGCGAAACAGCCACAGGTCGTATGAAGCTTAGGAGGATTGACAATCCTCCTTTTTTTGTGTATAATATATGAGTACGAAATAAGTTTATGAATCCAGAAAAGATAAACCTAATCATTAAGAACATGGAGCTTTTGATTCAGTCACTTAAGCTTGAAATTAAAGAAGAAGAAAAAGAAGAGAGTAAGTATACTATTAAATTGGAAGAGCTTCTTTCGGTGGGACAAAAAGAAGATCTCGTAGATACTTACGAACCAGATTATTATGAGGAACGATAATGTACGAAGAATTAACAGCATTTGAAAGAGCACTTGCAAGGTTTGGAGACAAAGTACAATATGTCGTTGGATTGGAGATTAGTGACAAAATTTCACCAGAAACGGCATATCAAGAAATTAAAGAAATGATGAAAGAATTAAAAAAACTTCGTAAAATTGAAAAGGAAACTTGGGAGAATAATGTATGAAGCCTATCAAAGCAAAAGATCTAATTGAACTAGATAAGAACCTTGAAGTAGTAGTTCTTCAGTGTTATCCTGAACCAGAAAAAGTCATTTATCAAGCAGGTAAAGCTGATTATTCTGAGACTCCGATTCACTCTCAAAAAACTCCATCTTCAGAAGAATGTGGTGAGTGGGTTGTAGATCGTCTCCTAAGTAATGAGAAAGGGCACTGGGGACCACTAGAGCATCCTGCAATTACTTTCTCAGTGTCTGGGTACGTTCATAATGTTGCTATGCAAGCAAGGACTCACAGGGTGGGCGTAAGCTTTGATGTTCAATCCCAAAGGTATACTGGAAAAAGAGTTCTGAAAGTAGCAAGTGGTGAACTCAAACCAGAAGATGTATTCTTTGTTCGTCCTCCTGGTTTCTATACCAATCGTTATGGTAAGAAGTATGATTAGACACAAGAAGAATATCAAGACGAACTCAACTGGATTCTAGAAGGTTGTAAGCGTTATGCCTCAAAATACGAAAAGGGAATGTGTGAAGAGCACATTAGGGACTATCTTGCACAAGCAATTCGTCAGAACTTTGTGGTTTCTTTTAACCTACGTTCTGTTCTTCATATTATGGATCTGCGAGCAAAGATGGATGCACAATTAGAGATTCAAGCATTGTGTGAGCAGTTTGTTCCCCATCTACAAGAATGGGCACCAAATGTCTGGAAATACTATGAAGAGAAGCGTTTACATCGTGCTCGATTGAGTCCATAATAAATAATATATCTTGAAAATTATAATTTATGGCAATATATCCGATTATTCATAAAGAAACGGGCGAGAAAAAAGTCATTGAAATGAGTGTCCATGACATTACTCAATGGTACAAAGACAATCCAGAATGGCAAAGAGATTGGTCAGAAGGATGTGCAAGTCCAGGAGAAGTGGGAGAATGGAAAGATCGCCTTGTGAATAAAAATCCAGGGTGGGGAGAAATCCTGAAAAAAGCTAACAAAGCTGGTGGAAGTAAATCACAAATGCAAATTTGATACATGGCAAGAAGGAAAAAGACTACAAATGATTATCAGCCTATTGGAGTTGGTATGACAGCTAAGCAAATGAAAAGAAGAAAGCCAATCAATTCAGAACTTCTTTTAGATATTGAACCTTTAACAGAAAATCAAAAAAGATTATTTGATTTTTATGACGAAGGAAAACATTTGGTTGCTTATGGTGCTGCAGGCACTGGAAAAACATTTGTTCTTTTGTATAAAGCACTTCAGGAAGTATTGAATGAAAGAAGTCCTTATGAAAAAATTTATATTATTCGTTCTTTAGTTCAGACTCGTGAAATTGGTTTTCTCCCTGGTGGACATGAAGATAAAAGTGCTTTATTTGAAATTCCATACAAAAACATGGTAAAATACATGTTTCAACTCCCATCAGATGATGATTTTGAGATGTTATATGGAAATCTCAAAGCACAAGAGACAATAAAGTTTTGGTCTTCTAGTTTTCTACGAGGCACTACTTTTGATAATTGTATTATCATAGTAGATGAATTTCAAAACATGAATGGCCACGAACATGATTCTATCATTACTAGGGTTGGAGAGAATTGTAAAATCATGTTCAGTGGAGATGCATCTCAGAGCGATTTGATCCGTCAGAACGAAAAAAATGGAATACATGATTTCATGAGAGTCTTAAGTATCATGCCTTCTTTTGAGACAGTTGAGTTTGGCATAGATGATGTGGTCAGGTCAGGTTTAGTAAAAGAGTACTTGATAGCTAAGCACTCACTTGGTCTTTGACAATTCCATGAGAACCTGCTACAATGGATGAAAGTTTCTTAAAAATGAATGAGTAATCCTTTAATTGATAAGTGGAATTCAATCAATCGAAAAAAATTTAATCATATTGACATCAATCTTCCAAATTTAGAAAGAGAAACAATTGATGGAGTTCGTTACTATAAGATTCCAGGTGAAAATGAACTAAAAAAATTTGTTTCTGTCACTTCTGTAACATCGCATTATAATAAAGAAAAATTTGCTAGTTGGAGGAAGAAAGTAGGAGAAGAAAAGGCAAATCAAATCACAAAAGCAGCAACAACTCGTGGAACTGCAATGCACTCTTTAATTGAGAGCTACATCTTAAATGAAGATTTGCCCTCAGCCGATCCTTTACCGAAGTTTCTTTTCGATATCGCAAAATCTGAATTAGACAAAATTGACAATATCATTGCAATTGAGC